GATTTCGATGCCGCATCCGATAAGTATGCACTTGAACTGCAAGTCACTTTTGAGAATTTTCACTTGTATCGCCCGCAAATACATGAAAACAATGGTGCAACGAAAATGATGTTTCCTCATGAGGCTCGACTTCGAAATTTCACATACGCATCTTCTATGACGGTTGATGTAAACATAAAAATAATTGTTCGTACGGGTGAACATCTTGAAAATGTGAAAACTGTTTACAAAACAATGCCCAAAATACACATTGGCAAATTGCCCATCATGTTAAAGTCGTCTATTTGTGTATTAACTCAATACAAACATATAGATCCCAGCTTGACGGGTGAATGTAAGTATGATGCGGGTGGGTACTTCATTATAAATGGATCTGAAAAGACGGTTCTTGGTCAAGAGCGTGCTGCCGAAAATAAGGTATACTGTTTTAATGTTTCTAACAATAATACAAAATATAGTTGGTTAGCGGAGGTCAAATCAGTGCCAGACACAAAATGCATTTCACCTAAACAAATTAACATGACTATTTCGTCTAAACACAATGGATTCGGATATCCAATGTCAATTCAGATACCAAGAATTAAACAACCAATTCCATTATTTATCGCATTTCGTGCATTGGGCGTTATTTCGGATAAAGATATATGCACACACATTTTGCTATCGATAGATGCGTCTAAACATGTGCACATGTTGAATATGCTACAAGCATCCATCATTGAAGCGAACAAATGCTTGACCATGGAAGATGCAATTACATACATCACAACTCATGCAATGTATACTCCCATCAATATGGACAAAGACACGGGTCACCGAAAAAAGACGGAATTCACCATTGAAGTTCTTGGCAATGACTTGTTCCCTCATTGTGCTGAAAAAGAACAAAAAATATACTACATGGGATACATGGCGTATAAATTATTGATGGCATATTTCAATGAAACCAAAGCAGATGACCGCGATTCATATGCAAACAAACGAATTGATTTGACTGGAGCTTCTCTAAATAATCTGTTTCGCAATTATTTAAACAAATTAGTGAAGGACATGGAAAAACAAGTGATCCGTGAAATAAACACGGGTAGTTGGCGTTCCACAGATGATTATGAAAACATTATCAATCAAACCAATATTTATAAATTAATTAAATCTTCGACAATTGAAAACGGGTTCAAACGTGCCCTTTCTACTGGCGACTTTGGAATTAAACACACTAACAGCAATAAAGTAGGTGTTGCTCAAGTGTTGAATCGTCTTACGTATGTATCAAGTTTAAGTCATTTGAGAAGAATATCAACTCCCGCAGATAAGAGTGGAAAATTAATTCCTCCTAGAAAACTACATACAACTACATGGGGATTTATGTGCCCCGCTGAAACTCCAGAAGGTCAATCAGTTGGAATTGTTAAAAATTTGAGCTACATGTCGCATGTGACTATTTCATCCAACAGCATATCATTGTATGAATATATTCTCCCGCATGTTACACGGTTTTCTGCAGTAAATTCTCCAGCAGACTTATTTGGAAAAGTAAAGGTGTTTATTAATGGAGCATGGGTTGGAATCAGCTTGAGTCCAGTTGAACTATACAACTCGCTAAAAGACAAAAAAAGCAAAGGCATTATTAACATTTACACCTCTATTATATTTGATTACAAAACAATGGAAATTCGGGTCTGCAATGATGGAGGCCGAATCATGCGACCATTATTTCGTGTAAAAAAGAATAAACTCTTGCTCACACAAAAAATCATTGACGACATTGATGAAGAAAACATTACATGGGATGATTTATTTACGGATTGCAAAATAGGTGAAGCCGTTTTAGAATATATTGATCCAGAAGAACAAGCTTGCAGTATGATATCTATTAAACCACCTAACAATACGGAATCTTCTGCGGAAAATTTAGTTCACACTTATACCCATTGTGAAATTCACCCTAGTACACTTTTTGGGATTTTAGCATCATGTATCCCATTCCCCGAACATAACCAGTCACCCAGAAACACATATCAATGTGCAATGGGTAAACAAGCGATGGGTGTGTATGTGACAAACTTTCTTGGACGAATGGACAAGACAGCATATGTGTTAAATTACCCAACTAGACCTCTGGTAGACACGCGAATTATGAATATGATTAAACTTAATGAAATACCATCTGGATGCAATATTACTGTGGCTATTATGACTCACACTGGGTACAATCAAGAAGACTCGTTACTCGTGAATCAAGGATCTATCAACCGAGGACTATTTCAAGCAACCATCTATCATACGGAAAAAGATGAAGACAAACAGAAAATCAATGGCGACGAAGAGATTCGATGCAAACCAGACCCGCAAAAAACGAAAGGCATGAAATTTGCCAATTACGATAAGGTAAACAGCAAAGGGATCGTACCAGAAAATACATCCTTAGAAAATCGCGATATTATTATTGCGAAAGTAGCGCCCATTAAGGAAAATCGTAATGATCCCACAAAATTGATTAAATATGAAGATTTAAGTAAGGTACACCGTGCAACCGGTAACGTATATGTAGACCGCAATTATTTAGACAGAAATGGAGATGGATACAGTTTTGCAAAAGTGAGACTTCGTGAAGTTCGTCAACCCGTTATTGGTGACAAATTCAGTTCAAGACACGGGCAAAAAGGAACTGTTGGAAATATTATTCCCGAACAAGACATGCCATTCACTAGCACTGGACTGAGACCAGACATTATTATCAATCCACATGCGATTCCATCCCGTATGACTATTGGACAATTAAAAGAGACGCTTTTAGGAAAAGTATTGGTTGAACTCGGTTTATTTGGAGATGGAACCAGTTTTGGCGAAATGGATGTTGCTTCTATTAGCGATAAATTGTTAAATCTAGGATATGAAGCCAATGGAAATGAATTATTATATAATGGATTAACTGGCGAACAGATTGAATGCAATGTGTTTATGGGGCCCGTCTTCTATCAGAGATTAAAACATATGGTTTCGGACAAAACACACAGTCGTTCAATTGGACCCATGGTAAACCTAACAAGACAACCCGCGGAAGGACGTAGCAGAGATGGTGGCCTCCGATTTGGAGAAATGGAGCGTGATTGTATGATATCACACGGAGCGGCCAGATTTACTAGAGGAAGACTATACGACGCATCAGATAAATATAGCGTAAATGTTTGCAAGAAATGTGGATTAATTGCCGCGTATAATGACAAGTTACACATTCATCATTGCAAAACATGCGATAATCGCACAGACTTTTCATATGTCGAGATTCCATATTCATGCAAATTACTCTTTCAAGAATTAATCACAATGAACGTTGCACCTAGAATTATGACGGACCACTAATACAACCTTTTCCAAAGGTTGTGCCAAATAACAACTTTTAGATTTTCCAAATATATAAGCATGGGTTCATAAGGGAACGGCTAGTTCCCTTAAAAATTGAAATGTTTTTTATTTATTAAAGTAAAAGTATTTAAAATCTCAACCATGTCAAATTTATTATTAAAACTCGACAATTTGATTGAAGGAACTGTAATGAAACGTCCTTCAAAATATATAAAATCTCCGTATGTAGCAGATGTTATAGTCGAAGACCAATCAGTTATAGCACATAGTGCATCACTTGGATGTTGTGGATTGGCAGATGTAGGAGCATCTATTTTAATGGCTCCAAGTGTAGTAAAAAAGGCAAAAAATGATGAAAAATTGCACTGCGAATATCGAATTTATCTTTCTATTTTAAAAGAAACAAATAATGAAACTATTATTGGGATTTATCCAAAACTAGCAGAAGATTTAACAGAAAATGCATTAAAAAATAATTATTTGCACATTCTTCCAAATGTTCAATCTTATCGAAGGGAAACGCCAATTTATATTGAAGGAAAGGTGGATTCCCGATTTGATTTTAGTGGTATTGATTCAAATGGAATTCCATTTATTATGGAAGTCAAAAATGTACCACTTGCAAATTATGAAGACATTGATTCCAAAATGCGTAAACACAAATGTTATGATAATTGTGATCCAACATCCAAAATTGCCTATTTTCCAGATGGATACCGTAAAAAGAAAACAGATACAATAAGTCCTCGTGCACTAAAACACATTCAAGAATTAACTTTAATCAAAAGAGAAACTAACACACGTTGTATTATGTGTTATGTTATACAACGTTCTGATGTGAGCAGTTTTCAACCGTCTATTGTCGACCCAGAATATAGAGAAGCATTCAAAACAGCAATGGAGTCTGGTGTAGAAATAATTACAATGGTTATACAATGGACAATATTTGGCGAAGCATTTTTGGTGACAGATCATTTACCAATTAATCCTTTATAAACATAACTTAAGCAGAAGGTGAATCTCTTTGACCAAAGGTTGCATTTTTTTATTTTAGTATTGTATATAAATGAAAGGAATTATGCCTAGACCCACTCAAACAAAAGACAATTCTTCGGAATTTTCTCAAATGCGAACGATGTTAAGGAAAGGTTGGAACACCCAATACAAAACTCAATTAAATGGACGTTCTCTTGCCATTACTCCATTTCGTGCACTCAATAATGCTGGCGATTTGTTAGGACGTGTTGGATATTCTTGCGGTGGAATTAATGGAGTTCATAGTCGTCCCGGCCTAAGTGGTCTCAAGCTAGGTGGTGTTCGTAGTAATTGTGATGGTACTGGTGTTCCCGCGGGAGCATGCAATGCGAAATACGTTTACGATAGTTCAAATTACACTACATATTTAAAACAAAAAGCATACTCTAAAAACTACAACGATTCTTCTTTTGTTGGCAAGAATTAAATGCATATACTTCGTTATAACAAATAATATAATACATAATTGAATTATATTATCTTCTATTTTTTGTTAGGTTCATACTTTGTTCCAAGTGGACCACACAATTTGTCTTCACTCCGAGCAATGTATGTGTACTCAAATTTATTCTCTTTTGTGTCTAGGCTGCTGTAAATAATCTTTTTGCATTTGGATGTTGAATAAACATTCTTTTCTTTAAAAAAGTGTTTGCAGTCTACACATTTTGGAATATTTTTTATAAATTTGGACATACACAACTAAATGAAACGTGTTTAAATCATTTCTCAACCTTTAAAAAGGTTGATCCAAACCTATATTACTTCTTGTTATAAACTGCTCCTCCAAAATGAGAAGCAAGTTTATTGTTTGCTTTTAATTATAAAAGCAACCTATCTACCATTTTGTCTTCTTCACGCTTATTTTGGGTCCTTGGCCTTTCTTTTTTACATTATTTGGGTCATATTGCTCGTCTTCGTCATCTGAACCAATGCCTTTTGACAATTCCCAGAACTCTTTTGACCCCAATTTAAAGTCTCCGTGATTTTCTGCCTTATACCAGAACACTTGGTCTTGCAATTTGTTAGATTTTGCATTATTATTAATGACTAGGCACTCATAATTCTCTGTACATTGGTCCATAACTTGACTAAAGGACTCAAAAGTTGGAAACATTCCGGCATAATTCTCATAAATACGTTTTCGATTTGCAATGTAAGGTTCTCGTAAAATAAAAACAAAATCTATATTGGTTCTCAAGGTAGGGGGAATGCCTAGAGGATATTGCATTGTGATGATTAACATGATCTTCCAATGACGTCCGTTCATGAAAAGTAATCTCATCATCTTGTCTCTAGTCCATGTCGCGTCATACAAACAATCATCCAGAATGACAAATGCACGAGGGTCGATATTGCTTCTTTTAAAGGTTTCCATTTCTTTCTTAATCTGTTTCAATACTTGACGCTGTCGTTTCAAGATATTCTCAATGATAGCCATGTTGTATTCGTTGTGAATAAACAATTTAGGAACGAGTTTTCCATAAAATCCGTTCCCCTCTTCTGTCCCCGCCACCACTGTTCCAATCGGAATGTCTTGGTGATAATAAAGTAAATCGCGAACCAAGAATGATTTCCCAGTATCACGTCTTCCCAGTAGGACAACGACTGGGCCCTTACTTTCATTCGGCTTAAAGCTAATACTTTTCATATCAAACTTTTTCAATTCAAGATTCATACATATACTTTTTTTAAAATTGCAAAAAAAAATACGATAAATAGATGATTATGATGTGTCGTAATACAATTGGATTGTCTCGACTGTTTTGTTAGTTACATTGTCAGAAGAAGTCCAGTATTGAATTTGGTCTGCAAGAGATGCTAAACGTTGAGCCCATTCCTTTTTATGTGTTTTTTTGACAACGCAAATTCCAGATTTATTGATTCCCCAACATGAAGTAATTCTTTTTTCGCCTACATGGTATTCATCTGGATTAAACCGAATAAATATAATAGGTCTATGTCCTACATCTTGAGACAACTGCATAATGCGTTTATTTTCACA